GGTTCAACAGCAACATCAGGTTCAAACAAAGTTACAACGATTACCGCAGGCACAGGTAATGTGTCGTGGGCATAGAATAGGAGAATACTTATGGCACATTACGCATTTCTAGACACAAACAACCGAGTCACCGAAGTGATAGTCGGCGTAGATGAAACAGAACTCATAGACGGCAAAACACCAGAGGAGTTCTACAGCACTTTCCGTAACCAGACATGTGTACGCACAAGTTACAATCACAAGATTCGCAAACAGTACGCAGGTATCGGCTACACCTATGATGCGGTGAACGATGTTTTTATTTGCCCACAACCGTACCCATCGTGGGTTCTTGACGAGAACTTTGATTGGCAGCCACCAACCCCAATGCCTGTCGTTGAAGGCAAACGGTACGCATGGTTTGAACCGAACCGAGTGTGGATAGAACTCGTCTAACACGCTGGCTAATACCGTTACCAGCGATACTGTTTGCGCTTACAGCGCAAACTGCTAATGCCGAACCAATCCCAGGAATCGAAACCACCTACTACACGATTGACGCAATCCCGCCAATCCAATCCACAACCGAATACCCAGTCTGCGGAACCGAAATAGAAAACAACATCAACCGCAACTACGACTACGAACTATACGAAGACTGCACCTACGACCTATTCATGGTCCACATGACAGGCTTTATCGACATACCAGAACATGACACCATTGAGTTCATGCTTGCCACAGACGACGGCGGTGAAATGATTATTGACGGCAACACATTCGGTAACTGGAACGACCAAGGCTGCACATGGATGATGTCAGGCGAACTAACCCTAGAACCTGGAAGCAACGCCTTCGAAGTTTGGATGTACGAACACGGTGGGAACTCGTGCATGATGCTCGCATGGAACATCGACAATCAAGGCTGGGTAATAGTGCCTGATGAAGTGTTTACTCAGCAGGCGGTCGCGCCGACCACCACTACTTCGTCAACAACTACTTCTTCTTCAACGACCAGTACAAGTACAACGACAACCACAACAACATCGTCGTCAACAACAACGACATCATCTACAGTACCCCCACCCACAGAAAGTTCCACAACCACAGAGCCAGTTCAGATAAGCACAACCACATCAGTTGCAGATACCACGACAAGCACCACCACGACAACTGAACCGCCTTATACACCAACTCAAACATCTAGCACTATTCCCACCATCGAGATTCCGCCCGTAACCACCATAACCGAACCCGAAACCATAGTTGTCGTAACCGATACAACCGAACCCGAAACATTTACAACCGACCCCGAAGAAATAACTGTGCCTGAGACAACCGAACCTGAAACGTTCGTGACCGTACCCGAAACCATAACCGTACCCGACACCACCGAACCCGAAACATCTACAACCGTTCTTGACGGTCTTCCTGAAGATACTGTTGAGCCTGTTGAGACAACCATTCCTGAGATATCTGTTCCCGACGACGAAGTTCAGATTGTTCCTGACGAAACAGAACAGCCAACAGACACAACACAGCCGCAGGAATATACAACAGAAACAACACTATTAGAAGTACAGGATTCATCAACCACAACCCTACCCGAACCTGTAATCAACGAACAAATAACAGAAGCCCTACAAGAAGTCATCAAAAATGAACCCGTCACCAACGAACAAGTAGAACAAATCCTAAAAACTTTGACCGAAGCCGCACCTGAACAAATCGTCGCAGCCATCACCGAAGTTCTAGCCGCAGACATCACCTCAGAACAAGCCACCGAAATAGCGTCAAGCCCAGAAGTCCTAGCCGCCATCACCGAAACCCAAGCCGAAGAACTATTCGAACAAATCGTCGTAGAAGAACTCACCGAAGAACAACTAGAAGCCTTCACCGAAGCCATCCAAGAAGCCCCAACCAAAGTCAAAAAAGCGTTCGAAAAAACCATCAACATCTTCGGCTCACAATTCGAGAACTATGTACCAACAGGATCAAACATCCCTGTGAAAACACGCCGAACCCTAGTAGCCGCAGGAGCCTTAATCGCAGCAATACCATCTACTAGAGTTAGGCGATAATGAAACGCATCATCACCTACATCATGGAGAACACTTGGACATGGGTTGGTACCGGCATGGTACTAATCACCCTGTCAGGCCCAACCCTCAGACAAGCCCTGTTCCTTACAGGTGTTGGTGTTCTGATACACTCGGCTATATCCCTAACACAAAAGGACACAGAATGAACTCAGCAATCGCAAAAGCCCTCGACCTCGGACAACGCCTCGTGTCGCTGTTCATCGCATCAGCCTTACCGATCATCACCGGTGGAGCAATCCTCGGTGTTGATGTTGTCAAGTCGGCTGGTGTCGCAGGACTCACAGCCCTGTTCGGTGTTGTGCAGAAGCTTGCAGCAGCCTCGGTTGACGGCGAGTTAACCTCGGAAGAAATTGCGGCTGCGTTCGGCACACCGAAGAAGAAGGCAAAGTAATGTCAAAAGGTGAGAAGTATTCTTCAAAAAAAGCGAAGATGAAGCACGAGAAAATGGAAGGTGCTAAAGAACGCATGAAAGAATACGGCAGAAAGTCCAAAAAAAAGAAATGAAAAAGCCTGTTTGGGAAACCAAAAACCCTGCCAAAAAATCTAAGAAACTGTCACCAGCAAAAAAGGCTGCCGCTAAAGCATCCGCTAAACGAGCAGGCCGCCCATACCCGAACCTGGTTGACAACATGAACGCAGCCAAAAAGAAAAAGTAATGCCCAAGACTGCTGCTTGGCAACGCAAAGAAGGCAAGAATCCTTCCGGTGGGTTGAACGCTAAAGGTCGCGCATCATACAAGCGTGAAACTGGTGGCACCCTTAAACCGCCTGTGTCTGCTGCTCAAGCGAAACGATCACCGAAAGCTGCGGCTCGACGCAAATCGTTCTGTGCAAGAATGTCAGGTATGCCAGGTCCAATGAAAGACAGTAAAGGTCGCCCGACTCGTAAAGCGTTGGCTTTGCGAAAGTGGGATTGCTGATGTCCAAAAAAGTTGCGTGGGATTACATTGTTCCTATCGTCATGCCAGCCGACCTGAAAGGTGTCGAGCCAGGGAAACTACCCGAGAACTTGTTGCGCCCGATTAAAGGTGGCGGCAAATTGCATTGGCGGGCCGCTGACGCTTGGAACGCTATGGTTACGAAAGCCACATTGGATGGCCTTGTTCTTAAACCGACTAGCGCAGGCGACCTGTACCGTTCTTACGAGTCGCAGAAGGCGGCGTTCCTGCAACGGTATCGGCTTGATCCGATCCCTGGTGCGTCAACGAAAACGTTTGAAGGCAAAACTTGGTATCTACGAAAAGGTATGGCGATGCTCGCCACGCCTGGCAAGTCGAACCATAACCTCGGTTTGGCTGTTGATGTTCATTCTGCTGGTGAACCGAAACGTTTGAACTGGTTGATTGCAAACGTCAAAGATTTTGGTTTCAGTTGGGAAGTTGTACCAAGCGAACCGTGGCACATACGTCTAGTAACCGGAGACAACCCGACCCCTGCTGTGCAGGCGTGGGTTGACACGCACAAGGCCGTATGACATGGATGCTGGTTGGGCGTTAATACTTTCGGCTGTAGTCACAGCAGTCGGCGGCATCATCGTCACCCTCATTTCACAGTTCCGTAAAGAAAACCAAAAAGATCACGACAACGTGATGTCCACGCTACGCATCATGCACAAAGGAATAGGGCGTGTTGAAACAAAGGTAGATAAGGTTGACACCCGAGTGACCGATCATCTAATCTCACACGGAACCGAAGGACTTGACAATGGGCGACGAACTGACAAGAATAGAGTTGAAGGCAATACGGAAGTATCTCAGTAAAGTTTACCCTGGCATCAGCGAACAGGATGATCTTTGGAATTTGATAGCGAAGATAGATAAACTTATCGAAGGGGCTAAACATGGCAAACAAACCAAAGCAAACACCAGGAAGTGAAATCCTTTTAGAAGCGCACCGGCTTGTGAACGGGCCGAGACAAAAAGATTACGGTCATCCAGCTGACGATTATCAGAAGGTGTCGGACATTTTTTATTCGATTACCGGTATTGATTTGTCTGTGTCTGAAGCGATCCTGTTTATGGTGTCAGTCAAACTGGCGCGGTTGCGTACCAATTTGGAGAACGACACGATTCATCACGACAGTTTGGTGGATGCGCTCGGCTATCTCACTTGTTTGAATATGGCGGCAAAATAGTGGGTGCGTTCTACGACGAGTTGAAGTCGGCGAAAGAGGAGAACGACAGCCTGTACAAGTTGCGTAAAGCTTTAGGCGAAGAAGATTTCAAAGACCTAGTTAAAGCGATGAAAGACCCGTCAATTAGTGGTCGAGCCATTCATGCTGCGTTGGTTAAACGTGGCATCAAAGTGATCGGGTTAAGCACATTCAACGCTTTACGAAAGACTTTCAATGAAAATATCTGACGGCGCAAGCTACGAACAGCAGATCATTGACCTGCGTAACGCTTTACGCAAAGCACAGTTAGCTGAAGCGAAAGCAAAACTGAAGACAGCAGACTATGTGGAAGCCGTGTTTGAAGCGGCACGAACATCTCTGCTCGCTACACCTAGACCCGCTGTTATTGCACCGGTGAAAGATAAACGCAAAACGAAAGCCGAAGTAGCCCTCGTACATCTCACCGACTGGCAGGCAGGCAAACAAACCATCTCGTATGACATCTCTGTGTTGACTGCCCGCATCGAGGACATGATCCGCAAAGTGATACAACTCACCGACATACAACGCGCCCACCATCCCGTCAAAGAATGTGTCGTCATGTTGGGTGGCGACATGGTGGAAGGCGTAGGCATATTCCCAGGCCAACAGTTCGAGATCGGTGCGCATCTGTACGAACAAATGTTTGCTGTCGTGCGCATCATCGAGTCATCTATCCGTACCCTTGCCACAAACTTTGAGTCAGTTAAAGTGGTGTGCGAGTTCGGTAATCATGGTCGGCTTGGACACAAAGGCGATATGCCTGCCGGTGACAACATTGACCGGATCGCTTACCAGATTGCGGCGAACAACTGTGCCGACATCAAGCACGTCAAATGGCAGATGTCTGATGACTGGTACCAGATTTTTGCTATCGGGAACTATAAGGTTTTGTTGGTTCACGGCGACGAAATAGGGGCGTTCGGTTCTATTTTGCGCAAGGTTTCGGCATGGTCCACCGGTGTCGTAGAATCATTCCATGACTGCTACATGGGGCATTTTCATACACCTACCGCGCTCACTATGGCGAACGGTGGCCGTGTGTTTGTGACAGGTTCACCTGAGTCGCATAACGAGTATGCGCGTACGTTTATTGCGGCTGTCGGTAAACCTTCGCAACGCCTACATTTCGTTGACCCGATCAAAGGTCGTGTCACTTCAGAGTATGTGTGTTGGTTATGAGACTTTGTTGCCAGCATTGTGACGCGATCATCGCGCATGATGAAACGAAAGTGTCGTCATGTTTATGTGACCCTGATGCACCGACGTGGGTGGCGATAACCCGTGAAGGTCGCATCATGTCAATGAGTCACGCCAGTTACGAATATCTACCGAAAGAACAGTAATGTCCTGCCCGTGGTCGCTTGTGTCAGTTCATTGGATAGACGCATACGATTCCGATAACGGGTGGATCGAAATAGAAACCTATAAACCTGAAGCCTGCCATGTTGTGTCGGTAGGTTTCTTGTGGCCTGACTGTCTGCCAGGGTACATTTCGATCACCGGTTCATATATGCCTGACGAGATACCGAACCTTAAAACTATAGGAATGGTGACACATATCCCTGTGTCTATGGTGCAGAACGTGAAAGTTTTGGATCAAGCAAAAATTGATTTGACTTTGCAACACGTCACCCGTATGCTCTAAGTAAACCAAACACAAAGGGGAGTTATGAAAAATTGGTACACCACAATCAAACCTGAACACGGCACAGCCGACTGGTTGAAAGCCCGATGGAAAAACGATGCCGGCGAGTCGCGCATCACAGCGTCGGTAGCTGCTGTGGTTCACGGTGAACACCCGTTCAAAACGGCAGCCGATCTCGCTATCGAACTGTTGGCTGCGGCACCACCGCAACCTGAGGCACCGAACTCGGCGATGGAACGAGGCAACCGTCTGGAACCGATGCTTATTCAATGGGCTGCTGATCGTATGTCTAAAGTTTTGTACACACCTGACGTGATGTACTGCTACGAGGAAGACGGTGTTCGTTTGATGGCGACGCTCGATGCGATGAGCATGGGTGAACCCGATGAACGGCAAGTCGTTGAGGTTAAAACGACGAAGAAACGTTGGGATGGGAAACTGCCTGGCTACTGGTATTGGCAGGGTGTACAGCAGGCTTTGTGCGCCAACGTGTTCAGTATCGATTGGGCGATCTTTGACTCCGATCTTGAGTTGCATCATTATGTGCAGAAGGTTTCGTCTGATGAGAAGCAGGCGCACATTGATGCTTGCCGAAAGTTTTTGGCGGCTATCGATTTGGGGATGATGCCTGACGGTGCAGAGTACGAGTACCGGCACATCTCAGCCAGGTTTCCTGAGGGTACCGGTACGACTGTGCAGTTGCCTTCAGAGTTGTTGGACAGTTTGTATTCGTTGGAAACAATCAAGAAATCTATTAAAGAGTTGGAGACCGCCGAAGATCAGATCAAGGCAGACATTTGTGAACTGATGGGCGAATCGGAGTTCGCAGAAATTAACGGCACATTGGCTGCGACTTGGAAAACTTCGACACGCACATCGTTAGATCAAAAGAAGTTAGAGCAGGATCATCCTGCGTTAGTAGAAAAATATAGGAAACAGTCAACTATCCGCACATTCCGTGTGGCTTTGAAAGGAGCAAAGTAATGGATAAAGAATGGGAATCAGACGAATGGAGTATTTATTTTTCTGCGGTTGCAATACTTTTATACTTAAAAATCAAAGACCATTCGCAGATTGATACAAGTCCAGCAAATTCTAAACTTTTTGAATTAGTTATGAAAGCTAGATCACCTGAAGATTTCCACGCTGTATGCGCACAATGGATATACAAACTTGAACCGATCAAAAAAACTAAAGGAGCAAAGTAATGAAACTTGAAGACATCATTGAACAGTACGGGGTACCAGACCCATCTATCGTCGGGAAACTACCGCGAGGTGGCATCACATTGGACTTTGTGGGCCACGCAGAAATTACCCGCATCCTCATCGACATTGATCCGATGTGGTCGTGGGAACCTTGCGATTGGGTGGTTGGCAGACCGGCTATCACCGAAACGAACGGCATGGCAACGATGTGGGGCCGACTCACCATCTTGGGCAAATCCATGTTGGGTGTCGGTTCGGTACGAGCAGACAAACCCGATCTAGACAAAGAACTTGTCGGAGACTTTTTGCGTAACGCATCTATGCGTTTCGGTATCTGTCTGTCGTTGTGGTCGAAGTCCGAATGGGAAGAACCTGCCGCACCTGCACCGAAACCTGCCGGTGTCGTGAGCCAAGAAAACATTGAACGATTCAAGACAGCTTGCAAAGAAG